ATGGCTTGAAACTGACGAGGATTCCTATGAATGACAACATGGCTTTATTTGCTGCTACGCTTTTGCATAGTGCTACTAATACCCATTTCTTTCATTGGTCTACTGATAGTTTCAGCAAACATATGGCTTTGGGAACTTATTATGAAGAAATTGTGGGTTTGGTTGACGACCTGGTCGAGGCTTATATGGGATGCTATGAGAAAATCACAACTTTTCCTAGCGTCTATCATCAACCCAAAGAAGCGATAAAGTACATGACTTCATTGAAGTCTTTTGTAGATGATGCACGCAAAGATTTGCCCCAAGAAACCCAAATTCAGAACATTGTGGATGAAATTGCCCAATTAATTGACTCTACCCTTTACAAACTACGCTTTTTAAAATAGGAAGCTATATGCCATTAGACAAGTCAGGTAGCGCCCAAAGCGTTGGCAAAAACATTAAAGCTGAAATGAAAGCTGGAAAGCCTAAAAAACAGGCAGTAGCTATAGCACTCAATGTAGAACGAGATAACGCCAAAGGTAAGCGTAAAGCTACCCTTGAAGAAGCATACGGCAAGTTCCTTGGAAAGCGTGAAGCCAAATGAAGCCAGGTTTATATGCCAATATTCACGCCAAGCGTGAAAGAATAGCTAAAGGTTCGGGCGAGAAGATGCGTAAAGCTGGTAGCAAAGGTGCGCCAAGTGCTTCAGACTTTAAACAAGCCGCCAAGACAAGAAAAGAAGTCATTGCTGACAAAATGAAGGATATGTAATGGAACACATGACAAGAACCTATAAAAAAGAAGATGCTATGTTGCGCCCAGAACATGAGTCAACGCTTGAGAAACAACAGCGTATGCGTAGAGATAAGAAGAAGCCACCATTACTAGCTGTAGGCGGTAAAGGCGAAATGCTTAACCCTAAAGAGAACGCTAGAATGAAGCGTAAACAAGCATTAGCTGACGCAATGAACAAGATACACGACCCCGACATTGCTTAAATATTTGTAGTAGAATAAAACCCTTACAAATCAATTACTTGAGAATGTATGGATAAAAAACTGTCGAAGTCTGTTGAAAACAACTTAAATAGGGCTGGTCGTAAGGCTGGAGTGCCTAATAAAGCCACTACAGAAGCCCGTGAAGCGATTAAAGCGTTACTTGATAGTAACCTACCTTATATTCAATCGTGGATACAAAGCACCGCAGAAGGCATCTATGATGACCTTGCTGGTAAATGGATTGTGCAACCTAACCCTGCTAAAGCGTGTGAGATAGTACAGAACTTAGTTGAATACTCTGTACCTAAGTTAGCTAGGACTGAAGTAATAGGTGATGCTAAAGCCCCACAAAGGATGGTTATCTCTTGGAAGAAATAGAGATTGAACTAGACTACAAGCCTAGGGATGTATTTATAGATTTCCACGATAGAGAACAACGCTGGGCTGTCATTGTTGCCCATAGACGCTGTGGCAAGACTGTTAGCTGCATTAATGAACTAATTTATAAAGCCCTAGTAGAGGGTAAAGATGACGCTAGATATGCGTATATAGCACCGTACTATAGCCAAGCAAAGAATGTGGCATGGGACTACTTACTAAGATTTAGTCAGCCTGTGCTAAATAAGGCTAATCAATCAGAACTATGGGTAGAACTAATAAATGGCGCAAGGATTCGTTTGTTTGGTGCTGATAACGCTGACAGTTTGCGTGGTCTGTACCTTGATGGCGTAGTTTTAGATGAATACGCTGATATGCGCCCTAGAATATGGGGTGAGATTATTCGCCCATTGTTAGCTGACCGTAGGGGTTGGGCTGTGTTTATTGGTACACCCAAAGGCCATAATGCTTTTTGGGATGTATATAACAGCGCCACTAAAGATAAAGATTGGTATGTAAAGACACTCAGGGCAGACCAAACTGACCTGATTGGTGATGAGGAATTAGCAGACGCAAGAAAAGCTATGACTCCTGACCAATACGAACAAGAGTTTTTATGTAGCTTTGAGGCAGCTATTTTAGGTGCTTTCTATGGTCAAGAAATGAGGGCTGTTACTGATTTGGGCCACATAACCCCAATAGAATATGACCCACTATTCCCATTAGAGAGTGCCTGGGACTTAGGTTACTCAGACGACACAACCATTTGGACATTCCAAGTAGTGCATGGCGAGGTTAGATTCCTTGATTACCAGACTAGCAATGGCAATAGTATTCCCTACTACACGGGGTACATTGCACAGAAAGAATTAGAGTACAACTGCAAATATGACACTCATTGGCTACCTCATGACGCTAGGGCAAAAACACTAGCAAGTGGAGGAAAGTCAATAATTGAACAACTTTCTTTGAAAATTCCGTTAAAATCTATGAAGATTGTGCCAAATTTGTCACTTCAAGACGGAATTCAAGCAACACGCATGATGCTATTGCGTAGCTGGTTTGACCCTAAGTGCGAAGAAGGCATTGAATGTTTAAGACAGTATCAGCGTGAGTATGACGAGGATAAAAAGATTTTTAGAGATAAGCCTAGGCATGACTGGGCATCGCATGGCGCAGACGCATTTAGGATGGCAGCAGTAGCTTGGAAAGAACAGGCAAGACTTCCCCATAAAGACGACTCGATTACTGGGGTTTTTGTAGGACAAACAGATGTTTCGTTGAATGACTTATGGAAAACTAATCCAAAGCCAACAACAGGGAGAATTTGATGGCGAATGACAAGGCAACGGTAAACCGTACATACGAAGATTGGTACAATTGCATCTTAGGGTATGAAAGGTCTTACAAGAAATGGGAGTCTAGGGCTGACCGCATTGTTAAGAAATACAAAGACGATAGCCGTTATGACCGCAACCCTAATGCCAGGTTTAATATCCTTTGGTCAAATGTCCAAACAATCCAACCAGCTATCTTTGCTAGATTGCCACGCCCCGATGTAAGCCGTAGGTTTAGAGATAACGACCCTATTGGGCGTGTAGCCTCAATGATGCTAGAACGGGCATTAGAGTTTGAATTAGAACACTATGGTGACTACAAATCAGCAATGAATAACGCTGTATTAGACCGCTTATTAGGTGGTCGTGGCGTTAGTTGGGTTCGCTATGAACCACACATTGTTGGTGAAATGGGTGGCGAAGCCGATGGTGCGCCTGATGATGGCTACCAAGTAACCGAAGATACTGATGAAGCTGAAACTTCAGAAGGCATGGAGAATGAGAACCAAGAACGCATAGAGTATGAGTGCGCCCCTGTAGACTATGTGCATTGGAAAGACTTTGGACATACTGTTGCACGCACCTGGGAAGAAGTAACTTCTGTATGGCGTAAGGTTTATATGACACGCCCAGCATTGGTTGAACGCTTTGGCGAAGATTTGGGCTATCAAATCCCATTGGATACCAAGCCTGATGATTTAAAGCAGTCTTATAAGTCTAATGACGGTGTATACGAAGCTGTTATTTATGAGATTTGGGACAAAGAAACAGGTAAAGTTTATTGGTTATCTAAGTCATTGGGCAAAATTCTTGATGAACGGGATGACCCATTAGAGTTAGAAAACTTCTGGCCTTGTCCAAAGCCTTTGTACTCTACATTGACTACAGACAGCCTAGAACCAATCCCTGACTTTACTATTTACCAAGACCAAGCTAGAGAATTAGACACATTGGCAGACCGTATTGATGGCCTTATTAACGCATTGAAAGTGCGTGGTGTATATGACGCATCATCCTCTGAACTACAGCGCTTATTCTCTGAAGGCGAGAACAACACCTTAATTCCAGTACATAACTGGATGGCATTTGCCGAAAAACAAGGTATGAAAGGCGCTATTGACCTAATTGACATTACCCCATTTGCTAACGCATTGATGTCTTGTTATCAAGCAATGGAACAAGTTAAGGGTCAAATCTATGAATTAATGGGTATTGCCGATATTCAGCGTGGTCAAACAGACCCTAATGAAACATTGGGCGCACAAATCATTAAGTCAAACAACGCTGCTGGTCGCCTAAAGACTATGCAACACTCAGTTGTAGACTTCGCTACTGAAATACTGCGTATTAAAGCCCAAATTATCTGCAATCACTTTACTGACGAAACATTAGTACAGATTAGTGGTGCTATGCAGTTGTCACCGCAAGACCAACAGATGATTCCGCAAGCCATTGAACTACTACGCAATGATGCAAGTAAGAATTTCCGCATAGAAGTCACTTCTGATTCGATGATTTACCAAGATGAACAGCAAGAAAAGCAAGACAGAACCGCTTTCTTAGCTGCTATTGGTCAATTTACACAGATGGCGTTACCAGCAGCAGCGCAAGCACCTGAATTAGTGCCTATGTTGATGGAAATGCTAAAGTTTGGCGTAACAGCGTTTAAAGCTGGTAAGCAATTAGAAGGCATTATTGACGAAACTGCTGATAAATTCCGTGACCAAGCTAAACAAGCTGAAGGTCAACCCAAACCACCGTCTGTTGAAGTACAGAAGATGCAGATGCAACAACAAGCTGATATGCAGAAGCTACAAATGCAGTCACAGCTTGAACAGCAGAAGATGGCTGCCCAAATGGAGTTGGAAAAGGCTAAACAAGAGTATCAGGCGCAAGAAAACCAGCTTAAATTCCAGTTAGAAGAACAGCGTAATCAGATGCAGATGGACATGGAGATGAAAGTCGCCCAAATGAAGTCTATGACTGAGAGAAATACTCAAGTATTGTTGGCCCACATTAACAATGGTGCAAAGATAGAAGTAGCCCGTATTGGTGCTGATGAGTCTGATGGCGCACAAGCCTATATGACCGAGGAAACTATGGCACACGCTATGGAACACCCAATGCAACCTATTGCTAACGCTATTGGTCAAGGTAATGAACAAATGGCACAAGCTATTACAGCCCTTGTTGATACAATCAATGCACAGCAAAGTAGACCTAAGACTGTAGTTAGAGGTCAAGACGGCAAAATTATAGGTGTCCAATAATGGCTATAACAGTCAAGCATAGTAAGGTTTCAACAATACCTGACGATACTGACGCAAGTTTAGTTAGGCCGTCAGATTGGAACGCAGACCATACATTAGTTGGTACTGTACCTGTAGCTAACGGTGGTACAGGTGCAGCTACATTAACTGGCTATGTCAAAGGTAATGGCACTAGCACAATGACTGCTTCTGCTACTGTACCTAGCACCGATGTAACTGGACTTGGCACAATGTCCACCCAGAATAGTAATAACATAAATGTTACTGGCGGTTCAATGTCTGGCGTTACGATTAGCGACTACATTCCTACCACTCAAAAGGCTGCTGCATTAGGTGTAGCTACACTCGACTCATCTACCAAAGTACCTATTAGTCAAATACCTGACGCTGTTATTGGTGCGCTGAACTATCAAGGAACATGGAATGCAGCTACTAATACTCCTACTCTTACTTCCTCTGTTGGTACTAAGGGTTATTACTATGTGGTTAGTGTCGCTGGCAGTACTAACCTTAATGGGACTACTGATTGGTTGGTTGGCGATTGGGCGGTATACAACGGCACTATTTGGCAAAAAATAGACAATACTGATTCTGTTACCTCAGTTAACGGTCTTACAGGCGCAGTAGTGTTAACCACTACCAATGTAAACGAAGGCACAAACCTTTATTACACAGACGCTAGGGCTAGGGCATCAGTCAGCGCTGGCACAGGCATTAGCTATAACAGCACAACAGGTGTTATTACTAATGCTTCCCCATCTTTAGGTGGTGATGTAGTTGGCCCAGCAAGTGCAACAGATAATGCAGTAGCACGATTTGACAGCACTACAGGCAAATTATTACAAAACAGCGTAGTGACAGTAGGTGACACAGGCGCAGTTTCAGGCGTTACAACCTTGGCTGCCTCTACAAGCGTTACGACTCCTATTGTCCAAGCGACTAACTCTGGTGGTTTAGCCCTCAAAAACTCAGGTGGAACAACCCAAATGAGTGTGGGCGCTGGCGGTGGTGACAATATGTCTATCAATGTTTCTACCAATATTAATGGTACAAACGCCCAAATAGACATTAGCCCTACTGGTACAGGTCATGTACACATTAAACCTAGTGGCACTAATTCTGTAGAAATTGCACCTACAAGCGCTGGAACAATGAATAACATGGTTATTGGTGGCACAACACCTTTAGCTATTACAGGCACAACCATTACTGCAACTAGCTTTGTAGGTTCTGGCGCAAGTCTTACCAATGTGGTTAATTCATTAGCTGCAAGCACAGGCATTAGCGTAAGCGGTGCAACTGGCGCAGTTACAGTAACCAATACTGCACCTGACCAAACAGTAGCTATTGCAAGTGGTACAGGTATTAGTGTTACTGGTACTTACCCTAACTTTACAGTTACCAATACTAGCCCTTCAAGCGGTGGTACGGTCACTAGCGTTACAGGTACAGCGCCAGTAGTGTCAAGCGGTGGCAATACAACAGCTATTAGTATGGCTGCTGCTACAACTAGCGTAAACGGCTACTTGACAAGCACAGATTGGACTACATTTAATGGTAAACAAGCCACATTAGTAAGTGGCACAAACATTAAAACCATTAATGGAAGTAGCGTATTAGGGTCTGGAGATTTAACAGTAACAGGCACTCCTGCTGGTTCTACCACCCAAGTGCAATATAATAATGCTGGTGCTTTTGGTGCTTCTTCTAGCTTTACTTTTGCTAGTTCAACCCTTACAGCCCCAGTAGTATCAGCGTCAAATGGTCTTGTAGTTAACAGCGCAACTGTTAGTGCAAGTTTCTCAATTCCAAGCGGAAGCAACGCAATGTCTGTAGGCCCTATAACTGTGGCAAGTGGACAGACTGTTACAGTCGCTTCTGGTAATCGTTGGGTGGTTCTCTAATGAGTTCAATAGTCCTATCTGGTGACACAAGCGGTACAGTTACCGTTGCTGTACCTGCCGTAGCTGGTACTAATACAGTTACTATTGCAGCGCAAACTGGTACGCTTAATGCTGCTGGGCCAACTTTTAGTGCTTATCAAAGTACATTGCAATCCGTACCTAATGCAACTTTTACAAAAGTATTATTTCAAACAGAATTGTGGGACACAAACAATAACTTTGCCTCTAGCACATTTACTCCAACTGTAGCTGGTTATTACCAAATTAACGGTGCTGTTCAGTTTGCTGGCGTTATAGCTGGAATACAAGTATTAGCAATTTATAAAAATAATAGTGCTTTTGTAAGAGGCCCATTGTTAAGCACGGGAACTAGCTATGGTTCAGCAGTTAGTGGACTTGTTTATGCAAACGGCACAACAGATTATTTTGAGTTATTTGCCTATCAAGGTGGTGGTGTTGCATCAAATACAGACCCAACTAGCGCAACAAGTTGGTTTCAAGCAGCATTGGTAAGGGGCGCATAATGGCAAGCATAATTTCTGCAGGAACTACATCAAGTACAGCTTTAAATATGTCAGGGGACACTACTGGCAATTTAGCTTTTCAGACTAGCGCTGGTACATACACAATCACCGTGCCAAATGAAACAGGTACAATTTTAACTAATAAAACAATCGGAACTGTATTACAAGTAGTAAACGCTACAACAACTTCTACTTCTTCTACAACTAGCACCTCTTTTGTTGCATCTAATTTAGCTGTAACAATTACTCCTAAATTTTCCACAAGCAAAATATTGGTTTTATGTGGAGTTTCTCTCACTAACACAACTAATAGCGGAGTGTCAAACGCTACTATTTATAGAGGTTCTAGTACAAATTTAGCTGGTGGTACAAGTGCTTTAAGTACCTACCAAATGGTAGGTTCAACTTATGTTTGGATACCTTCATCAATTTGTGTAATTGATAGTCCCGCAACAACATCTGCCACAACATATACAGCTTATTTTTCTTCTGGCGGTAGTTCAACTGCATTTATAAATAATAGCGGTTCAGTATCAACAATAACAGTTATGGAGATAGCAGGATGAACGAGTATTTTATACAAGCTATATATGCCTTATATCCACAAGTTGTTGTTACTAGAAATAATGAAGCCTTTGATGCTAATGGCAATGCAGTTCAATATGACCCTGTTGCGGTGCAACAAGAAGCCGACAAATTGTC